CAAAAATCTTTCAAGTATGATTTTGTCTACCCTACGCCAAGCAGTCTTGACGGTCATGAACCGTGAGGCGATACTTGTAACTACCTGCGCGATTGACCCAGTCAAGAGCCTTGTGGTTGGCAAGCTTCTGCGTCCTGCAGCCCCATTCATTTGGCGGTTGTTCAGAGTAGCCTGTAGACTCCTCAAGAGAATGTACCAACTTGCTCCCTTCTACATAAAAGTACTAGGGATATCCTTAGCAGCGTTCAATGCAATGTTCGCGGCTTCGTGGTATATAGCATACCGGTCAATTGTGAGCACAGAACACGTCCCGACACCATCAATGGGGTTGAGATTTGTCATGGTGAACACACAAGTCATCGGACACCAACTCATGAGGTTATTCAGGCTAGGCTACACATTCTTCGGACTTCGAAAGATCAGTGCCCGCGACATTTCGTGGTGGGAAAGCAAGTGGCTACAGCAGCGAAAGCAGCTGCGAAACTTGTTAGTACCCAATGACCGGAAGATAAACATCTTCCCCTGTCACAGCGGTCATACCCATCCCCGTTCGGCTGAATTTCGGTCCTCAGCGAACGAGTTCCTTATTGCTACGGTGGAAACAGCCGGCTACACACCATACGTTGTCTCACGATCAAATCGAGACCGTGGTGATGGATGCAGGTATTTCTACCATGCAAAGGATTATCATGTTCCTTACCAGGATGATCCAGTCAAACCGGATCATTGCTTTGTTTTCACTGACGTTGATTACTACGCTGACATGAACAAATGGCTGAAACATTGGAAACCGATCCTTATCTACACGCTTGTGCCAAAGAAACTCACCCACCGAGGTGATGAATTTGCGTACACTGTGGATTCGGAGGGGGTATTGCAGTACCACGTGAAGGGTGGCGCTCAATACTCTCATCCATTGTGGCACTATTGTGGGGACACTGTCACCACAGTAGATTGGTATGGCGCAATGTGCGTCTTTGACATTGAACAAAGGGAGGTAGATGGAGATGAACACCATCGCCTCATCTGGCTGTTACCAAAAGCCAGAATCCCATTCATGGGCTGGACTTTCGACCCTAATCCAGAAAAATGGAATGTGGACCTCAAGCGATTAACCGTCAACAGCGGAGAAATTGACTATCTGTGGGACCCTGTAACTGATGAACTTTCAATCAGGGGACCAGGAGAGCAATATTCCGTTGAAATTGATGGCGAGATTGCCCATTCAATCAAAGCACGCCTTGCAAACAAAGACACGCCGATCAGAACCTCAGACATTGAACGCATGCTGGGTGCCTCGGGATATGAGAAATCAAAAGTCCGACAAGCACCACTATTGCTGAACTGCTGGGGATTTGATCGTATGAAACCCAACGTGTTAACGACAGGAAAATTCCAGACCAATTTCTCAGCGTTGCCAAAACGCGGGGAGATTGTTACTGAAGACGGTAAATCGGTTGGACGCGCTGTTACCAATCCGATCGTCACTATGCCAGCACTTTTCGCCTCGAAAGGATACAACGCCGATAGGTCTACTATCGAAGGCAGAGTTGACAAACCACGAAATAATGTAGACCCGCCTCGCAAGTACTACGACTATGCACGTGAATTCGTGAAATTAGTGGTACCAGACGCGGTCGCCGGAACAGGCACCCCGCTAGACAGCGCTGAAGTGGCTGAGAGTCAAAATGGGAAACTGCAGAAGGCTCGTTTCAAGGACGTGATCCATGGAATGAGTTCGAATGTGGTTAACCAACTCAAGGCGTTCATCAAAACCGAACCCTATGCTGCTCCAAATGATCCAAGGAATATAACAACAATGTCCCCGGAACTAACTGTCAATATGTCGGCTTTTACCCTTCAAATAGCCAAATTCTTCAAGACCTACAAGTGGTACGGTATTGGAATGCCACCAAAGAAAATGATCAAAAGGATGCGCGAGCTCGCTCAACTAGCTGCGGACAACGGACTCGTTCCAAGTGATTTCAGCCGGTTTGACGGGACTGTCAGCGAATTCCTCCAGGTTAGAGTACTCCTTCAAGTGATACTCCGGTGGCTGCGAGAAGAACATCGCGCCCAGTATAAACACTATCACAAAGAGGTCTTCAAACAGAAAGGCGTAACAGCAGAAGGGATAAAGTATGATCCAGGCTTCGGTACTCGAAGTGGATCACCACTCACCAGCTTCAACACAATCTTGAATGCATACATCTGTTTCTCCGCACTTCGTAACATGGGATATCTTCCCGTGGAAGCATTCGAGAAACTAGGTATATATGGTGGTGATGACGGCAACACACCAAATTGGCAAGGAGAGTTTCGAGATGCTCTGGAGAAAGCATCAAAAGAGCTCGGAATGAAATGTGAGTCAGGGATAGTACGCAAAGGTGAACCAGTGCCTTATTGCGGAAGATATTTCGCTGACCCATGGAGTAATGACGAGACATTCCAGGATCCACAGAGGACAATGTCCAAACTACATCTTAGTGGAAATTGCGCTCTAACAGTGGAGCAAGCAGCATGCAATAGAGCCCATGGATATCTATCAACAGATAGCGTAACACCAATCATCGGCACCTACTGTACGCGAGTACTTGACATCTGCGGCAACTTAAGCTTCCGCTCGGGAACACACGAGGAGCAATACAAATGCTCAAATTCATGGCCCCAAAGAGATAGAGAGGTAATTCTTGAAGCTATGGCGAAAGTCATGGGAGTGACTACGGATGAAATCGAGGAGATGGATTCCCAGATACGCGAGACAACGTGCTTGGATCAGTTTCCAGTCGTCTTCGATAGCTTCGCACCCTCAAAGTGCACGGCAATCGTTGATGGAGAGATTCATGAGACAGGCACCCATGTTTCTAATCGTATGCTGAATAGAGAAGAGCAACAACAAGCCACTCAACAAGCCACTCAAGATGCCACTCGACAACAACCAACAACAAGCCATCGACTCGTGGAACGCACAGATCCAACGGGCGTGCGGCTCCCTCGCAACACTTCACGGCCAACTGATCGGGTCTCTCTCCCAAAAGAGAATAGCACTCGAAAACGTTGGACTTACTGCACCACCCCTTCCAGGGCAGGTCGCAGCCAACATCGGAAGAGCGATCGGATCCCTCGCGACCATGTGCATCCCAACAGTGGATACAGGTGCAACGGCACCCTCTGCGGCCCACGCCCCAGCACCCGCTGAGGCCAAATAGACTCTTAAGTCTGGCAGCCAACTGCCCACCTAGAAGCGAAC